ATTTAGATCATAAATAGCAAATTCTTGATCGAATGTTTCTTCAATTTCTACATTTGCAAACACATTCTTTTCAATTGCAATTGTACGTAATTTATTTCCTGGTTTAACAAGAATTGATGGATTGATTGAAGAAAAGTTCTGCAATGTTTCAATAGTATTTTTACTTAGTTTCATAGTATAGTTTCCGTCGTTTGTGAAAATTGTCCCTTCTTACTTACCTTTATAGTTCGCTTAAAGTGGTCTCCTAGATCTCCTTTATGAGAGATCACATATATTTTAGTATTCTCTTGCTCTCTTATTATCTTAAGGAAGTGTTCTATTCCTGTACGATCAAGCGAACTATCTAAAATCTCGTCAAGTATCAATAAATTAGTTGATACTGAATTCTTTATTTTGGCAAGCTCTCGGAATGCAAACAATATTGCTAGATCCATTCTTAATTTCTCACCCTCACTAAATCCTGAATAACCATATAGCTCTTTTCCATTTTTGGTTACAGTTTCAGTGAACAATTCATCAAGAGTTAAAGTAATGTTGAACTCAAACTCCTTAAGATATTTGTTGATAATGGTATTCAGGACTGGTAAGTATTTCTTAATGATCCTAGTTTTGATTCCACTATCTTTTAACATCAATTCAATGACATTAAATAATCTTGTTCTATTAGATAAATTATATAATATTTTCTGCTTTTTGTAAACAGTTGCGTTATTTTTATCGAACTCATCTTTAAATTCTTCATCTTGAGACTCATCTAAATCTTCCACTGTTTGTTGAATTCGTTCAATGAGAGATTGATATTTAGAGATTTCTGAATCATTTGTATCTCGTTTATCACAAACTTCTTTATGTGTATTCAGATCTATAGTAATATCTTCTAACATAGTGTCCATTTGTTGAAGATTAGATTCGGCTTGATCTTTAACTGATGTATGATAATCGATTTGTTGGATTTTGAATTCTTCAGATATACCTTGAGAACAAGTTGGGCATTCATCATTTTTTTGATATAACGTTATTTTCTTCTCAGCTTTTTTAATCTTATTCTCAGTAAGAGTAATAATATTACGAATCTTATCTCTTCTTTTATCCATACCATCAATGATAGGATATTGGAGATTTTCATTAACATGAATTAGCTCATCGATAAGACCCTGTAATCTTTCAACCTCTTTATGAGCTTTCTCTTTAGTGATTTTACTTTTGGCCGCACTTGCTTTAATATGTTTCTTTGCAGTTTCAATTTCAGTATTGAGTAATGCAATTTCATGCTCAACACCGGATACCTCATTTCTAAGAGATATTGATTTCTTTTTTAGAACATCATTCATGAAACCAAAGATTTCAATATCAAGAAGTTGCTCAATAACTTTTCTTCTTTCGCCGGCAGCTAATCTCATAAACGGAGTATAGTTACCAGTACCAAGCACAATAATTTGTCTGAATGATTTTTCATTCATCCCAAGAACATTTTGTTCTAACCAATATTGTTGATCCTTTATCTTAGCATCATTATGACGTTGTTTTCCATCAACCCAAATATTGAATATAGAAGGTTTTATCCCTCGTTCAATTTTATATTTTTTACCCTTAACCTTAAATTGAATTTCTACTAAAAGAGCTTTACGATTAACATTATTAACCAAATCTGGGTTAGAACTTTTACGAAAGCCTTTACCAAATAATCCATATACAATAGCATCTAAAAATGTTGACTTTCCATTTCCATTAGTACCTTTAACTAAAGTAGTGTCAGAACTATTTAATGATATTTCTGTCCATTGATTTCCATATGATAGAAAATTCTTAAATCTTATACTTTGAAATTCAATCAAATTGTTAACGCCTCATTATATATTTCGCTCAATAACGTTTTTATTTCTTTCTTGTCTTTAACAGAATGTAACTCTTCTTCAAGTCGTTCCACCCAGCCACGTAAATATTGAAGAGTATCAATAGCTTCAAAATCTTCAATATCATCTTCTGACATCATAAGAGTATCATCAATTTCTTCAATGATATTTAGATCAAGTGTTATTCCATCAAGGGTATCAACAACTTTCTCAAACTCAGTATACTCATCTCTCTTCTTGATAAAGAGTTTTACAATCTTATCTTTAAGAGAATTTATATCTTCTATACCATTATTATATACAACTTTCTCAAAAATGTTAATAGGATTATTGATATATTCATGTTCACCCGTCTCAGTATCAAATATAGCAAATCCTTTTGGATCATTATAATCAGCCCAAGTCATTTCATATGGGGAACCAAGATAATATACATGGCCATCATTTGATCTTGTATGAAAATGTCCTGAGAATACTTTATGATATTTGTTTAGGAAATGAGATGACCTAGATGTATATTGTGATTTAATACCAGAATGCATAAAGAATCCAGCAAGATCAAAATGACCCATACAATAATCACTATCAGATTTCTTAATATAATCTAAAATCTCTTGTTCATTCTCATTGCAGATCCATGGAATAAGATCAATGTTGTGTACTGTTGTAGGATTCAGAATAATATTAAAACGATCCTTAAGTAATCGTTCAGGTGAATTTACTTCAATAGTAGTTTTGAAATATGAATCATGATTACCAACAATCAGATTGCATGTGATTCCTAATTCTACGATATTGGAAAAGAACATTTCTTCAGCTCGTTTAAGAGTGAAAAAGTTTACATACTTACGACGATCAAATACATCACCAAGATGTATGATCTCTTTTATGTTGTTCTCTTCTAAATATGGAAAAAATACTTCATTATAAAATTGTTCAAAATGGTCAGCGAATAGTGGACTATCCCCACGAGCTCCTAAATGGGTATCTGTGATTAAAGCTATTTTCATATAACATAACCTTGTTCCCTAATACGAGCTTTCCACGGTCCACCTTTTATTTGTTCATCATATTGTAATTTTACAAATGATCTTAAATCTTCTTTACAATTTCTTCGTGGAACTAATTCAGTCCATTCTATTGATGTTTCATCTAATAATTTTAATATGAATTCATATTGATCTTGATTGATATTGCTTATATTCATTCTATCTCCCTCAAATGATCAAGCGGTGAATGCTCGGTATGAAATTTCATATCACCTCTATCTTGATGATCAAGATGGTAGAAATCTCTATTATCTAATTGGGTATCATATATCTTACCCTTTGTGTCAGTTTGTTTATTCTCTTGAGCAATACGACGAAGAAAAGCAAAGTAACATATTTGACTAAAGTATCCAAATGGATTCTTTGATTTGTTATGATCAAACTTATGGCAATATCTAATACAGTTCTCAATCCCATCAAGAATCATATCATCCTTCCAAGTATAACCAATAAAATTTGGACGATTAGCTAACTTTCTAGAAATTTTTATAAAAGATTCTGCAATAGGATCTGGAACGATGGGTCGTTTTTCCCCCTTTTCAAATGCCACATTGCAATCTTCAACAAAATCAGTCATCTGTTGAAGAAATAGTTGATTGTCTATATAATGATTATCTTTTTTCTTAGCCATATTATTATATTATACCATGTTTTTATTATTGTAAACGGATATTAGAAATTTCATAGTCAAACTTTTGTTCATTATAAGTTTTAACTCTACTCTCCCAATGTTTTAATCCATAGTTCTTGTGTCGCTTCCAACGAAGATCATCAGCTAAATCAAACATAATAGCTTTATCTTTATTATCACTCTTACGTAATATCCTTCCTATTGATTGCAAAACTCTTATACGAGATTTACTTGGATGTGCAAATATCATTACATGGAGATTTCTAATATTCACCCCTGTGCTGAAAACTCCAACGCTCGCCACAATAATAGCATCATCATGACCTTCAGTTAATCTTCGTATTTCTTCTCTATTATCAGCATTAACCTCCCCTGACACGAAATAGACTGGACGATCTGGAGCTAATTCCTTAATCTTTTTATATAATACTTTCCCATGTTTTTCAACAAATTGAAAAAGAATTAATGTATTCTTCTTTTGAAGCAAACCTAGCTTGGTAATAAATTCATTTCGTTTTGGATGAGTTATTAACCAATCAATCTCTTCTTGATATGTTAACTTTTTGCAATCCTGAGCTTCTGCATCAGAATATTGAAGCAATAGAGATCTTATATCTAATGGTGATATAGTTTCATCATCCATTAACTCTTTTGTTGTTACTGCATGATATACAGGACCAAATAAACCTTCTAATACTAGCTTATTAGTTTTATTATCATCAGCCGAAAGTGTACCAGTTAAACCAACCCTATTCGGACAATTAGTTAACTTTTCCATTATCTTAGTAATAGATTGTGCTTTTGCGATATGTACCTCATCACACATAATAGCACCGAACTGATCAAAATATGTCTTTGGTTGACGAAAAAGACTTTGCCAAGTACTTATGTATATAGGGGCTTCATTATCTTTCTCTTTTCCACCGGAGATTTGATGAATTAGACTTTTATCAAAATCATCATCTTCCGATGAGTAATCAAGAAAGTCAGCTGCCAATTGTTTTACAAGAGATATTGTTGGAACAAGAATAAGAATTTTATCAAGACTCTTCATCCATTCTCTAACAATCAAATATTGAATAAGGGATTTACCAGCAGATGTTGGAGCGAGAATAATACCTCTCTTATTTTCTATTGCGTACCTTACAGAATCATGTTGGTAATCATAAGGTGTAATCTCTTCACCCTTAACTCTTAAATCAAAATTAGGATGTTCAAAATCATAGTCAATAGAAAATGCTTCATCTAAATTTGGATCAATGGTATACTTTACATTATAATGTTTAGCAAAGTCTTTGATCTTATCAATAAGGCCTACATATAATGCTCGGTTTCGTGTATTGAATAGATGGACAAATCCATCCCATTGGCCAGTCTTAAATGCTGGCATAAATCTATAACCAGGAACCCTAAATTTGAAATAGTCATCTAACTCAAATAATATCCCAGGGTCTTCTACATCCACTCGTATCCATACATCACTATGTTTAGATAGATGCATCAATATCCACCTGCTTGGAATTTGTTAAAGTCGATCCAATTTTTGATTGAGAATCCTATACGATTCAAGATATTTACAACCTCAGTTAAATAATCCACTATAGCTTTCTGTACTTCAACCTTTGCTTCTATTTCAAGAAGATCTGTATCTCCCTCTAAAAAAGCTTTAATTTCAGATTTTTGAAGAACATATTGATAACACTCATCTGCATATCCTGCATAATAGGAATATCGTTCACGAAAAATCATTGAACGCTGTTGATCGAGTGCTTTAAGCTTGATCTTTTCTTTAGAAAGGAATCTTAGATATTTAGCAGTTAAGACTGGAATTTCAGCAGCTTTACGATCAAGTTTGTTATGATCAAGCTTACAATCCTCTTCTGCCATTTCTTGATATTCATCAAGAGCACTCATAATATTGTCCTCAAATAATATTAATTATATCATATAATGATCAAAATGTTAATACCTATAGCATAGTAAAATGGGTATAATTAATGTCAACATCACACACAATTGGTTCAGCATCAGCCATAGTAGTCAATTCAATTGCTGATAAAGAGGTTGGCCAACAATTATGAAAATTAATTTCTCTAATTGGATTACCATTGTTAGAAAGAATATGTAAGTATGCTTCAGAATATAAAGAGGCTACATTTGAAATAGAGCTACCAGATTCAGGATTCCAAATTTCCATCATCCATGAATGGATTTCATTCCAATTATAAAAACCTTCATCAATAAGAAATGAAACATTGAGATTATCATAATTGATATGAACATCTGGAATTTGCCATTCCAACATTGGATTTGGTGTATCAATCTCAGTAATAGTTACAGTCGGCAAAGTGACATTCTGAAGATGAAATGTCACTCCAGGTAATCTTTGAAACGTTAATTTATAATTACTAGGCCTGGCTGTATTAAACTCATCAGGCACAAACATATTCGCCATTACATATATCCTCTTATAATATTAATACTATTTATCTAAAAAAAGACCCCTCCTGAGAGGGGTTAATTGAGGACACATCATGCGATGTTAGGCAATAACTGCTGAAATTCTTTTCAACATGTTTTTGTTAATTGCTTTAGCTTGGAGTGATTTTTTGAAGGAAGTTGCATATGCACCCTTTGTGATCACACCTTTCTTATTAGGATTTGGTTTTTTAATCTCTTCATCTTCATAAGAATTATCAGCAGCTTGAACAAGAAAATTAGCATCATACCCATCTGATGGGAATTCAGAGAAGCCTGTTTTTCTAAGATTTGATTGATGTTTAGAACGAACATTATAATCTCTTCTCTTGATCTTACGATAAAGATCATGTTTACTACCAACATAAATTCCTGTTACTGTAGCATTATAACGATCTTTATACATTTGAAGAAAAGTTGTTGTAAGAGCATCTCTTCCCATTACATAGTAATTATAGTTCTGTATTTTTCTTAAATCATATGTTTTATGAGTTTTTTCATCATGAACCTGAAGAATCGCGGAATCAGATGATGATGAATAATAATTGATATTCTGAGTCCTACTAGGATTCTCTGGATCAACATATTTATTGAATGAGTTAGAATCCTCACCATCAGTCAGAACGATCAAATTCATTTTTTCAATTCGGTTATTCTTGACAAAATCCTCAACAAATGATAAACCGTAAACTAAAGTTGCATTTAGAGGAGTTGACCCAAGATTATACTTATGTGGGATAGCATGCCAACGTAAAGAACTTCTACCATATCCAGCTGAAGCTGCAACCACCAAAAATTTATTAATAGAAGCTTTGAATTCTGAGTTACTCATGGTTGATGATAGGGCTTGAAGGAATTTAGTATAATGATTTCCAATTAACTCGTTTGGAAGTGGATTTGGTGTACCAGCGCCTATTTCTTCAATTGCTTTACCTGGATCAAGAAAGTCATATCCATTTGGTTCAAGATCATACCAATGATCTGAGAAAAGAATCACTTCAAATGGAACGTTAATTTTCCTAGCAAACTGAGCAAGCATAATTGTCTGCTTAACAGTATCTATAATTTTGTCAGTCATTGAACCTGACCAGTCAACATACATGACAAATCCATGATTTTTGCCGGTTGGAGAGATCGTAGTGGTTTTGAAAATATCATCAGAAAATTGATATTGCCATACCTTAGAGACATCCAAATCACCAGTCTTTGAAGAATATGATTTGCGATAGTCTCTAGCAGATTTTCTACGATTAAACTCTGCAGCTAAAATTGCAACTGCTTTCTTAGACTGACGATGGAATTTTGCAAATTCCTCTTGAGCATATGATCTATCCTCTATCTCGGTGATATTAATTTCCTTATAAAATTCTTTATAAGGAACCATGATGTTCTTCCAATTGTGTCTTTTTGGGACAAAAGTTGAAATCACTGTAGTATTGTCTTTAAGAGTATTCTTAAGATTATCATTAAAATTGCTTTGAGTCTTAGTTAGATCTTCTGAATCATCTTCTAATTCATCTTCTGAATCATCTTCTGAATTTTCATCAGAATCAGAATTATCTTCAGTTGGCTTGCCTGATTCATCTGAATTTTCATCAGAATCAGAATTATCTGAATTTTGATCCTGATCTTCAAAAGGATTTTGAGAATCAGCTTGTGGATTAGGTGAGTCGGAAAAATCTGATGGAGAATCATTTTCAGGTATTGGATCACCCTGAAATTCTTGTTTCTCCTTTTCCTCTTGTTCGCTTTTTGCAAGAAGGTAAAGTTCGTGTGCTAAATGGACAATATCTGAGTAGTCATCAGCTTGTTCAATTCGAGTAACGAACTTCTGCTCAACCTCTCCAAGAGGGACTTGAACTTGATCACCAATTTTGAAGTGAAGATTAATCTTGTCCATGATGCCTAGATTATTCAGGTCTTGATCAGCGATTCCGAAAAAATCCTTTTCAATCAAACCCTTATATCCAAGTTTCATGATATGAGCAGCTCCACGATATTTATCCTTAATCATACGCTCAATCCTAGCATCTTCAACAATGTTGATAGAAGCATGGAATTTACGATGAGAAGGATCCATATCTAAAGGAGTATAAAGAGCATGACCAACCTCATGAAGCTTCATCAGAAGTTCTTCATGATTGGTGATATCCTGCCAAGCAGGTAACTTAAGTACTCGATTCTTCACATCAAATGATGCAGTACTAGCATTGGTACGAAGAATGGTTAGATTCTCCTGGGCTAGTAGTTTTGCAATAATGTCTCTTTTCATCGTTTTGTGTCCTATATTTTTTATCCTTATATGTATATTATATCATACTTTGAGTAAAAATGTAGGTTTTTTT